TAGCTACTGTTCAGCTACTGGTGGTTATGGTGCAAATAGAAACGCCAGCCATACAGGCGGACATAGCGGTATTGGTTCTGGTGGAAATTTAAATATTAAGTGTGGCGGGGGCACTGGCCACGGAAACACTGGTGGTAGAGAAGCTGTTGGTACTGGCGGAAAAAGTTTCTTTGGTTCTGGTTATAAAGCATCGCATAGTACAAATACTTCTAATTTAGGTTATACCGCACCTGGCGCTGGTGGCCCAGGCGGAGCTATGCAGTCTTGGGCTGGCTCTTACGGTGGACCAGGAATCGTCATTGTATATAATTACAGTTAAGGTAAAAGAATGACTACAGTTTTAACTGATACAGGTTTCACTTTTAACGATGGAACAACACAAACTTCTAAGTATGGTCCAGCAGACGACAACGGATACCTTATTGATATTCAAACTTTTACAGGTAGCGGCACTTGGTATAAACCATCAGGGTGCGAAAAAGTCTTAGTAAAAGTTCAGGGTGGCGGCGGTGGAGCCGCAGGTTACTGCGAATCTGGTGGAGCAGGTGGTTATGCTGAGAAAGTAATTGATGTAACATCTACATCTTCTGTTTATGTTAGCGTTGGTGGTGGCGGTAATAGCGTTGGTTATTATACTTCAGCTGGTGATGGAGGAACTTCATCTTTCGGATCTTATGTTTCTGCATCAGGAGGTTATGGTGCAAATAGAAACTACAGTCATACTGGTGGGCACGGAGGTGTTGGATCAAAGGGTGACTTGAACTTGCACGGTGGAGATGGTACTGGTCATACTAATGGCGGTGGACATTTCCCTGCAGGTACAGGTGGATCTTCATATTTCGGCGGTAGCGCCACTGTTACTAGAGATTCTACTTCTACTAAACTGTACAACGGCGCACCAGGAACAGGCGGGCCAGGTGGAAGAACTAATGATGGTGGCGGAGGTAGCGCTGCTTACGGTGAATCTGGTATCGTTGTCGTGTATTCATACGCAGGTTCTGCTGGTAAATTAGGTTCCACTTCAGCATTAGCTGCATCTTCAGCCGCAGCGATTAAAGCTGCTCATCCAGAATCTTCTGATGGTATTTACTGGATTAACTTACCAACAGTAGGAGCGACCCAAGTGTATTGTTTAATGAACAATAAATGGGACGGCGGTGGATGGATGTTAATGCTAAAAGCCACTAGAGGAACCACGTTCGCCTATGGGTCAGGGCACTGGACTGGGGCCAACACTCTAAATACAGGCAACGCTTTAAACCGAGATGACGGTGATGCCAAATCTCACGTAATGAATTATTTCTCCGCTAAAGATATGATGGCAGTTTGGCCGGACATCGGCGAGGGTGGTTGTATTAGAAACCAGAACAACTGGGTTTGGTTACAAAATGATTTCTATGGTGGTTCCAGAGTTACACCAATTTGGTTATGGGCAAACGTCAACCGTAGATTTTTCCAAGACGCTTTAAATTACTGCGGATGGGGCAGTGGTATCTGGGCGACGCAGAACGATATTCGTTTCTATGGTTATAATTGGACCGACAATATGAATTGTAGATGGGGCTTTGGTTGGAATGAAAATGGTGGAGGATTATACCCTAATGGTTACACAGGTTCTGACGACGTCAGCGGTGGTATTGGTATGAGTTACAATAGCTATTCTGCAGGCGATGCAATTTCTTGTTGTAACAATCGCGGTGGATATAACAGATCAATGAGAGTAGAACTATATGTCAGATAATTTTATCCCAGTCCCTCTTCCAGGAGATATCGTCCCAGAAGAGGTAGTTCAAGAAGTCGTAGTTCAACCTGTGCTAGAAGGTATTCAACCAGAAGAATCTAGACCAAGGGGAGAAGACTACATTCCAGAACGTATCCAATATATAAAAAGGTTTAAAGAACTATCAACGGTTCCGTATGCGCCAGTTTCTGATATGGTTAATTTATTACTCAGAGATTTGGACAATTATAGCCGTGGCGAGGTAACGTTAGAGGAAATTAAAAATACCTGTCCCGAATACCCCGTCGACCACGATAACGAGAATTTTCCAAATAGAGAATATTTAATTCCTTATAATCACATAAGATCTAGGCTAATAAGCCTATACGAACAAGAATTTGGAGATAAATAATGTCTGTAACGATGGATTCTAGTGGGATCACCTATAATGATGGTTCTACTCAAACTACTAGGTATGGTACAGATACAGATACAGGTTCTTTAATATCTGTCAAAGAATATACAATTTCTGGGTCATGGACTTGGTACAAACCAACTAACTGCACTAAAGTATTAGTAAGGATTGTGGGTGGTGGCGGCGGAGCCGCAGGCTACTGCGAATCTGGTGGTGCTGGTGGATATGCCGAGAAGATGATTGATGTTACTGCGGTTTCAGCTGTAACCGTAACTGTTGGCGGTTCGGGAGGTAACACAGGTTACTATGCCGCTGGTGGCGACGGAGGTACTTCATCTTTTGGTTCTTATGTGTCTGCTTCTGGTGGTTATGGTGCCAATAGAAACTACAGTCATACTGGAGGTCATGGTGGGTTTGGATCTAACGGAGATATTAACCTCGGTGGTGGTTCTGGAACAGGTCATGGAAATAGTTTATCTTCAGGTGCTATTGGTCGAGGCGGAGATAGTTATTTTGGCGGTGCACCAGGATGTAATAGAAACAACGGCGGTGGTTTAATTGGCCCAGCTTCTCCAGGTACTGGTGGGACAGGCGGAAGAACTGATGGCAATCACGCTGGTAGCACTGGAAGAGCAGGCGCAGTATTTATTTGGGAGTATAGATAAAAATGAAACGAGCATTAATTTCAAAATTAGAAAATGGTAGAATTTGCGAAGTAAAAAATCCAGGAGAAGAATTTGAAACTACAGATGACTTCTTTTGGACTAATGTACCTGATGATACCACAACTTCAGATACATATAAAGAGGACGGCGCGATTGAAAAATTCGACCCCATAAAACAACCAGGGTTTGCGGAAAACGCATATAAGGTGGCCAGAGCTATTGCATATATGCCCGTTGGTGAACAGATGGATATGATGTTTAAAGAATTAGCCGCGACTGGTACAATTTCTGCAGATGGTCCATGGGCTTCTCACGTGGCTTCTGTTAAGGAAGCTATTCCTAAAGACGATCCACAAAAGGTGTACGAATATATCAAAGCTGACTGGGAACAGAAACAAGCTGAAGCTGCTAAAAACCAGCAATAAATACATTATATAAACTTTTGAGAGACATTATGGTAAATTATGATAAACGTTTTTCTATTGCGCACTTTGACCGTTTTCATGGAGAATACGCATCTGCATTCTATACAATGATGAAGAATGCAGATGCTTCATATATTAAAAGCATCCACGATATCTACTTCGGTAAATATTTCTATTACGACTACAACGGGCAAGAGAAGCGATGCGGAAACCCGATGGGTGTTGAAGCAAGCGATGAACAAATTGAATACTTGTTCAAGATACAAGAAGAACTTGGTATCGAAATTTCTCTTACATTCAATACAGTAGAAGTACCACATGAAGTAATCTTTGACCACGATATTAGAAAACAATTCGTAGAGTGGATCGGTGGATATTATGACAGAGGTCTTCGTAGTTGCACTATGTCTTCTACGCATATTATGCGCACAGGGGAACTACAAGCTAGATGCCCCGACATGAGATGGAAGTCTACGGTAAACCAAATTTGTGCCGACGCTCAACAGCTAATCGACTTTGCATATCTAGGGTATAACACTATCCTACTAGATCGAAGCCTCAATAGAAATATCAAAGAGCTTCGTAGAATCCGCGAAGCTCAGAATTATTTGAATAGCAAAAACCCAGATAAGAAACTATTGACTTCTCTATTAGTCGCAGAATCTTGCGTGTACAGCTGCCCATTTAAGAAAGAACATGACTCCGTTGGTGAAGTTATCGGCACTGAATATTTTAAGGGTATCGCTAACCTAACATGTAATGGTTGGAGAGGTTCTAAAAACTTTGCACAATTACCACGTTCTGGTATTGACCTTATCGCATCAAACACAGAAACGTTCGAGAAGTTTGCAGAGCTGACAGACATCTTTAAGATATCTGGTAGATTAACATCTCCAGTATTCACACCAGACGTTATTCCACATATGAAAGCTGTGTGGTTCTACGACAACGACGAGAAGTTTACACAAGTTGTCTCTAAGGTCGGTGAAACGATTTACGCTGATAATTTTGAAGATGTTATCAAAAATAAACTATTACCTATTCACGCTTGGATTCCAGGTTGGATTGATACACGTTATACAACTAGCGACTACAAAACAACATATAAAGGATACTCTGGTATTTGGTCTACTGATAAAGGTAAACGATTAGAGAAACTTTTGACTTCTTGTAGAAACCAATGTTGGGATTGCCACGAGTGTGAAAGAACTTTTGGGTTTGAAGATATAGATTCTGCTTTACAATTAAGGAAAGTGATGTAATGACACAAAAAATTAGAACAGTATTAATTGTTGGAGGTGGTTCTTCTGGATGGATGACTGCAGCAGCGCTTGTTAGACAGTGTCCAGAATTAGAAGTTGCTCTAGTAGAATCACCAAACGTGCCAACTATTGGCGTCGGTGAGAGTACAATCGGACATATCAACGAGTACCTACATCTAATTGCTCTTAAAGACGAAGACTGGATGAAGGATTGCAACGCGACTTACAAGACTTCTATCAAGTTTATTAACTTCAGAGAAAATCCAGTCGGCGAAAAAGATGGTCACGTGTTCCACTACCCATTTGGTATATTCGACTTCACAGATAAACCTAGAGGCATCATGGATTGGTTTATCTATAAAGCCAGAAACCCTCAAATTGACCCGCATAATTTTTCTGAGTTTTATCACGATGCAGTTTTGATGACTGACAGAAACAAAATGACTAAGAATGAAAACCATGAATTGCGCGGTTTTGATTTTAGGTTGGACACAGCATATCATATGGATGCTACTTTGTTCGGCAATTACTTGCGCGATAAAATCTGCCTACCTGCAGGGATGACTCACTTAAAGTCTAACGTCACTGGATTTAAGAAAAACGAAGACGGTTCGTTGAAGTGTGTAGAGACAGATTCTCTTGGAGAAATTCACGCAGACTTATTCATCGACTGCACAGGGTTTAAATCATTATTACTCGAACAAGCCATGGGCGTCGAGTTTGAAAGTTTTAGCAATCATCTACATAACGACAGAGCCGTTGCAACAGTAATTCCATACATCGACCGAGATAAAGAAATGGAATGTGTTACAAGTTGTACAGCTATTGAAGCTGGATGGGTGTGGAATATTCCTCTTTGGAATCGTATTGGTACTGGATATGTTTATTCTTCTAAATTTGCAACAGAAGCAGAAGCCGAAGAACAATTTAGAAATCACCTGAAGTCTAAGAATATGGTCGTTCCAGATTCTGACAGAGCAGACGCAGCTGTATTTAAGCATATCAAGATTAAACACGGCGTCCATAAACGTGCGTGGGAAAAGAACGTTATTGGTATCGGTTTAGCTAACGGATTTATTGAACCCCTAGAGTCTACTGGTTTAATGTTAACTCACGAGGGTATCATGAAAATGGTACACACCCTCAAGATGAGAAACGGTAGTGTTACCAAATATGACGTTGATATGTTCAATTATGCATTTTATGAACAGATTACAGGGTTCCGTAACTTCATCGCTCAACATTATGCATTGAGTATGAGAGATGATACTCCGTACTGGAAGCACGTTACAGAGACAACGTATCAACAGAATATGATTGATTACAACCCATCTCTAGTTGATAACTTTGAAGATGTCGCTAGACGAGTACACCGTTATAACGTATTCGGTAACGATATGAGTGGTATTGTCTATATTGCAGCAGGTATGAACTACAACCCTTTATATTCTAGAAAAGTAGACTGGAACGATAAGAAGTATCTAGAAGTTGCAAACTACGAAGATCACGTTTACAGAGATTGGGAAGCTCACAGAGACGAGGTGTTAGTTAAGATTGAGGCTATGCCAACGCACCACGAGTTCCTAAAGAATACCATATATAAATAATTGGATATCACTATTTTAGGACAGTCCAAATGTCAGTAGCGTCAAGAGAACAATTAAAACAATACGCATTAAGAGCGCTGGGTGCACCAGTTCTCGAGATCAACGTCGACGACTCTCAACTGGAAGATAGATTAGACGAAGCTCTAGACTACTTTGTTTTGTACCACTACGAGGGTGTAGAACAGATGTACTTAAAAGCTAAGATTAACGCATCCGAATTGAGCGTAAATGATGGAGTTGGTCTCGCCTTTAAAATTTCTCAAAAAATTAAGAATGGTACTGGCGGTTATGCAGAAGTTTGTCAAGAGTCTGGTAGAATTTCCACTGCAGATTTAGTTTTAGTTAAAAACGTTACTGGTGATTGGGCTCCTGGTCAGACGATTTATGACCTAGCCGACAACTCTGTTTTAGGTACTGTTGGTGCAACTGGTTTAAAGTTGGGCGAATACGATAAAAGATATGTTGAAGTGCCAGACTACGTTTGGGGTGTTACTAAAGTTTTAAACATCGGTCAGGCTTCTTCTTCTAAAAATATCTTCGACCTTCAATACCAACTTCGTTTAAACGACTTATACGACCTTACTTCTACATCTATCGTATATTACAAAACTACAATGAGTCATTTGGCTATGCTCGATCTTGAGTTGAATGGCCACCCATTGTATCGTTTTAATCGCTTGCAGAATAAATTAAGTTTAGACGTTAATTGGCAAACTGACGTTATCCTCGGCGACTACATTTTAATCCAAGGTTATAGAGCATTAGACCCAGCCACCTTCACTAAAGTTTGGGGTGAGCCGTGGTTAAAACATTATGTTACTGCTCTATTCAAACGCCAGTGGGCTGTCAACATTAAGAAGTTTTCAGGTATTCAATTACCAGGTGGTGTAACTCTTGATGGTGATAAGTTATACCTAGAAGCTGTTAAAGAAATTGACGAGTTAGAAACCGATTTAAGAAACAAGTCAGCTCCATTAGAATTTTTCATGGGGTAATTAATGCCTACAAATTCTTATTTCACTCAGGGTACTACGTCTGAACAGGATCTAATTGAAGACCTTATCATCGAGTCTCTAAAGATTTACGGTAAAGACTTTTTGTATATCCCAAGAAAACAAGTATCTACTGATCGTATCTTCGGTGAAGACCGTCTAAGTAAATTCGAACACGCATACCCTATCGAGATGTACTTCGATAACATTACCAGTTTTGCTGGACAGGGTGCTATGATTCAAAAGTTTGGTTTATTAATGGACCAATCTGCAACCTTAACTGTTGCTCGTAAACGATGGAATGATTTAATTGGAGTACAAGGTACAACATATCTCCCTAATAGACCAACAGAAGGCGACTTAATTTATTACCCGTTGACCAAAGGTTTGTTTGAAATCAAGTTCGTCAAACACCAAGAACCGTTCTATCAATTAGGACGTTTATACACTTACAAACTCGACATTGAACTATTCCAATACAGTAGCGAGAAAATTGATACTGGTGTTCCGGAAGTTGATATGTTTGAGTCTCTCAAATCCTTTGACACTACTGTTAACCCACAGATCGAAGATGCAACTGGGTTCGCTGATAACCAAGCATTCAAAGATAAAGCTGTTTCTGAAAACGCAATCTTTGATGAAAATAACCCGTTCGGAGAAGTTTAATGTTAAACAATAGTGTGTTTTATCATGGCGTTGTTAGAAAATGTATCATTGGGTTTGGTAGACTGTTTAGTAATATCAAAATTCAAAGAAAAGAGGACGATCCTGTAAATGGACCAACAATCCAAACTTTACAAGTACCTCTTTCTTATGCACCTAAAGAAAAGTGGTTAGTTAGAATTGACGAAGATCCAACACTAGAAAATCACGTATCTACATCGCTACCAAGATTATCTTTTGAAATTATTGCATACACTTATGACTCCCTTCGTAAGATTAACCGTATGCAACAATTAAAGAATACTTGCGTTGGTGGAGAAAGCGACTCGGCATCGTTTGTTAGAACACCAGTTCCATATAACATTGATATGTCTTTGTATATTATTACGAAAACGCAAGAAGACGCTTTACAAATTATCGAGCAAATTCTTCCTTGGTTCACACCAGAATATACAATGACTATTAACGCCATAGATGATATGGGTGTTAAGTTAGACGTTCCAGTTGTTCTAAACTCTGTTATCGTATCCGATGAATATGAAGGTGATTTTCAAACTAGACGTTTTGTTATCCACACTATTAACTTCCAAATGAAAGTTTCTATGTTTGGTCCAGTTTCTACTCAAGGTGTTATTGGTACAGTCAACGCTAATCTTTCTCAACAAGCAGACGGTTCTCTATCCACTAGATACGTGGCAGAAGGCGACATACCGACACAAACTATAACTTCTGAACAGTGGATTGACGAACTATAAAATAAATTATGGCTGAAGTATATAATAGTAATGCGAACTTAAAAGCTGCTGGTATTAGTTTTCAATTTACTCCTGACCAAGTTCAGGAGTACATTAAGTGCGCGCAGGATCCGATCTATTTTATTGAAAACTACTGCTACATCGTTACACTTGACTACGGTTTAAAGCTCTTCAAGTTATACGATTGTCAAAAGAAAAAGATCGACATTATCCACAGTAACCGACGTGTTATTTTGATGGAAGGTCGTCAGCAAGGTAAGACGACTTCTTCTGCTGCATACATTCTTTGGTACACTCTGTTCCAAGAAAACAAAACAGTTGCTATTCTGGCCAACAAAGCCGCAGCTGCCCGTGAAGTTCTTGACCGTTATCAAACGATGTACGAGAACTTACCTAAGTGGATGCAGCAAGGTGTTACTGGTTGGAACAAGGGTGACATTGAACTAGAAAACGGTTCAAAGGTATTCACTGCTGCCACTGGTAAGTCTGGTATTCGTGGTAAGTCTGTTAACATGTTATATGTTGACGAAGCTGCGATTATTCCAAACAACGTCGCCGAAGAATTCTTCACTGCGGTTTACCCAACTATTTCCGCTGGCCAAACAACTAAGATTCTACTATCTTCCACCCCACTAGGTTATAACCATTTCTGGAGATTCTGGAACGATGCGGAGAATGACCGCAACGGTTTCGTTCCATTGTTTATTCCTTACTGGGAAATCCCAGGTCGTGATGCAGCTTGGGCTGAAGAACAGAAGCGTATGCTTGGCGAGCTCAAGTTCAACCAAGAGGTTTTATGTAACTTCTTGGGTTCTAGCTTAACCCTAATCCGAGCTGACGTTATCGCTAAGATGACGGTTGACCAGCCTATCCTACAAAAAGACGGCTTAGACGTATTCGAGAGACCTCAGAAGAACCACACATATTGTGGTATTATTGACGTTGCCGCTGGCGTTGAGGGTGACTCTTCAACTATCCAGATAATTGATATTACAGAATCTCCATACCGTATAGTTGCTAAATACAAGAGGAATGATATCACCCCGTTGCTATTCCCTTCTGTGATTTTCAAAGTTGCATCGGAGTATAATAACGCATTTATCTTGATCGAAACTAATATGTCCGACCAAGTTGCTCAGATTATGCACCAAGAACTAGAATATGAGAACATTCTTATGGTCTCAAGAGCAAATGGAGTGCAGACTATTGGTGGTGGATTTGGCGGTAGTAAATCTCAATTAGGTGTCACCACTGATAAACGTATTAAGAGAATTGGATGTCATAACTTCAAAGCTATGGTTGAAGAGGATAAGCTACTAATCACAGACCCAGACACTATTTCTGAAATCTCTACATTTATTGAAAAACGTGGCTCTTATGAAGCCGACGAAGGGTATCATGATGACTTGGTTATGCCTTTGGTTCTATTCGGGTGGTTGACAACCCAGCCATATTTTAAAGAACTAAATAACATTAATATGCGCAAAATTATGTATGAAAAGCAGATGAAAGCTATCGAAGAAGATCTAACACCATTTGGTTTCTACGATGACGGTAATCCTGAAGCCGATCCTTTGAATTTTTGAGTGAAAACTCGTAAAAACTAAATAAATTCGTAGACAGTTTTTGTCTAGGTAATCTTTATTAAACAAGGAGAACAACAATGCCGTTTCAATTATCTCCAGGCGTTGCAGTCGTAGAAAAAGACTTTACCTCTATCGTTCCTGCCGTAGCCACTTCTATTGGTGCGTTTGCTGGTCAGTTCGACTGGGGTCCTGTACTAGAACCAATTACAATTACATCTGAAGATGAGTTAGTTCGTCGTTTCGGCGCACCGAACAATTCAAACTTCCAGTCTTGGTTTACCGCTGCTAACTTCCTGTCATATTCTAATAATATTCTAACAGTACGTCAGAAGACTACTAACATGAAGAACGCTGTTGTTCAGCCTTCTGGTGGTATTATTTCCGTCGACATTGACAACGCTGGTGCTGGTTTCGTTTCAACAGCAACTCCACCAACTGTAACAGTTTATACTAAGAAAATCGTTTCT